GTCCTTATGCCATTGGTATGGCGCAAGCTATGAAGTCAACTGGCGACAAACCACCTCTTAAAAAGTCAACTATTACAAAAGCTCATGAAATTGCCCGAGCCATTGAAAAAGATGAAGCCAACGAAGAAGTTGACGAAATTGCAGATATTGACACTGGAGAACGTGTGCTAAAAGCAGAGCGTGACCCAATGTTAGAAGATGAGCTAGCGAGTCTGCTGAAACTGCTAAGATGAACCCAGATGCAGTTGCAGTGATCACGTACCCTGGTCACTGCATTACTACAGCCCTTACTATTAAAAATTTACAAGAACTAACTGAGTGGTCTGTTCCTGTTTACCTATTTGTCGATGATCAAGGCGATCAGTATCAAGATTGGCATGGTGATTATCTAGAAGATATAAAACAATACTATGCAGAATGTTTTCCTGATTTACAATTAAGGTATGTTTTGTTTAGCGAGTTTAACTTTAGTCATATTTGGGACGGTTGGTTACGACAACAATTGGTTAAACTAAATCTTGATCTTTTTTTACCGGGCAATTTGTGGTATGTTACTGATGGCGATGTATACGCTAAAGAACTTCTACCATTTGGATCAACACCTTTTGCCTATGTGCCAGATAGGAACAAACTTATCCATGCACAAAATCGTAGTTACTTAGAACATATATTAAAAACTCCAAATATATTGTTAGAACAAAACGGGCGATTGTTGTTTACACACCATGCTCCTTTTAGATGGGTTGAAAGGTCGATTCTTTTGCGTCTGAGAGAATATGTAAGCAAAGTACATGTAAATGACTTTAATCTTGTACACATACAACTGATGCGAGAGGAACGCATCATTGGTTTTGGTCCTACAGAGCAAAGTCTAAGTATGACAGAATGGGATTTAATTGAAGTATATCGTGCTAATGTTCTTAATGAAGATATTGGATTAGAATATTGGCCATTAAACACTGATGCCAATGTTGAAAATCAATCAAAATTTTGGACATTTTTCGGCACAGATCGAGACATAGATCCTGCTTGGTTCGAAAAATTCAATATCAACATTCCCAATGACTTACAGCAAAAAATTCAACTGATTTCTCGTACATAATCTTACCAAAATAGTTTGACATACTAAATAACTTTGTGTACACTTATATCAAGTGTATGCATTTAGGCAAATTACTAGGCATATACTAGGCAAACATGGCAATTAAAGGAAAACAACATGGCATCTTTAGCAGAAATCCGTGCCCGACTACAGGCACAAGAAAACAAGGGTGGTAACACCGGTTCAACAGGCGGCGACAACGCCATTTACGCACACTGGAATATGAACGAAGGCGATCACGCAACTGTACGCTTCCTTCCAGATGCAGATACTAACAACACATTCTTTTGGGTAGAACGAGCAATGATTCGTTTGCCATTTAATGGTGTAAAAGGCGACATGAACTCCAAGCAAGTTCAGGTACAAGTACCTTGTGTAGAAATGTGGGGAGACAGTTGTCCAATCCTCGCAGAAGTTCGCACTTGGTTTAAAGACCCAAGTCTTGAAGACATGGGACGTAAGTACTGGAAAAAACGCAGTTACATCATGCAGGGTTTTGTCCGTGAAAATCCAATCGCGGATGATTCAAGCACGAATCCAATTCGTCGCTTTATTATGGGTCCACAGTTGTTTAACGTTATCAAAGCAGCTCTTATGGATCCTGAGTTGGAAGAACTACCAACAGATTATCAGCGTGGTTTGGACTTCCGTATCACTAAAACGTCAAAAGGCGGATATGCTGATTACTCAACAAGTAACTGGGCTCGTAAAGAATCTGCTCTAACAGCGGAAGAAGCAGAAGCAATCGAAGCACACGGTCTTCACAACCTGACTGATTTCCTTCCTAAACGTCCAGGTGAAGAAGAACTTCGTGTAATGAAAGAGATGTTTGAAGCATTTGCCAAGTACGCACAGTTTAGTGGCAGATCAAGGCGCAAAGAATTTTGGTTATTTTATCTTATGTTGATGATTGCCACTGTTGTTTTGAAGCTCCGGCTGCAAGTGAACCAGTTGCAACACCTGAAGCTGGAACACAAAAAGCTGAAGACATCTTGGCTATGATTCGTAGCCGTCAGAACGCTGGATAATGCTTACACAGTTCGACACTGAACTGTATCCAAACGATTGTGAGGTAGTAGAAATGCTATCTCACAATCAATTTGTTTATCTCATACAAAAAAACGGTAGTTCGTCGCTAAGACGAGAAATCCGTGATAACAATCTTAAAGTTTACAGTAATCAAGAAATCGCTAATTTAGATACAATAGATGTTTATATTAGAGATCCTAAGCAACGTTATATTAGTGGCGTGAATACCTATGTCCAATTTTTACAACGAGATTATTCCATGCTCGACAAGGATACATGTATTTGGTTTGCTACAAGATATAATTTTTTGAATAGGCATTATCTTCCGCAGTTTCTTTGGCTGGTCAACTTATCAAGATATCTCAATCCTGATGCACAAATACGTTTAAGAAAGTTTTCAGATTTCGGTGTTCTGACTGCGTTCAATAAGGATGCTGGCATAAAAAAACCGACAAAAGAGTTTGTAACAAATTTACTCAATAGTACAAATGAAAATATAAAACTTTGGTGGTTTATTGATCAAATGTTAGAAGATTTATCCGGCGAAAGTTTAACATTCCAGCAAATTTTAGAACATATTAAAACACACCCTAGTAAGGTGTATGATACTTTCACACAAAGGTTTGGCGAAATTGCAAAAATTCTATTGCCCTAGATTAGAACATTTTGTACGATTTAATGCCAATGGCACTATTGGCAAGTGCGGCCATATGGTTGGTGCACCTACGTTTAGTAGTTGGGAAGAAATGGAAAATAGCAGTTGGTTAGACAGTGTTAAAACACAAATGATTAACAACCAATGGCCATTGGAGTGTCGTCGCTGTCAACAAACAGAGGAGTCCGCACAGCAAAGTATTAGATTGAATAGCATAGAACGAGATAGATTATTGAGTGCAATTAACAAAGACTATCTAATTCTGGGCGGTGTGCTAGATAACATCTGCAATAGTGCTTGTCAAATGTGTAGTGCTCGACTTAGTACAAAGATAGGCAGTTTGTATACCAGTGATTATATCAAAGTCGACAACAATCATTTGTTTAAACAAGTTCCCAGGGAACGAATAGTAGAACTTGACTTGAACGGTGGTGAGCCTACAGCAAGTCCAGCATATCAAAGTATTTTAAACAACTTACCCGAACACATTAAAATATTGCGGGTAAACACCAATGGCAGTAGAGTATTGCCTAACATTGAACCTATACTAAAACGGAAGATACAAGTGATTGTAACACTGAGCTTAGATGGTGTAGGAGCAGTACACGATTACGTCAGATGGCCAGTAAAGTGGAACAAATATACACAGATAGTTGAAAAATATAAAAGGTTACAATCTCAATACAAAAATCTTAAACTAGAAGCATGGACAACTCTCAGTGCATTAAATGCTGCCGACTTTGATAACATTGTAGAATATGCAAATTCTAACAATTTAAATCATAGCTGGGCATTTCTTAATACACCAGAGGAATTAGATGCCAGGAACACCAACTACCTAACTTTGCTAGCTAAAGAAAAAATTAAAAATCAAGCTGTTAAAAAACAACTTGCAACACAACAATATAATCAAGCAGACATAGACAGATATATAACAACACAAGACAAACTCAGGAATATAGCTATAGAGGATTATCTATGAAAATAGCAATTACAGGGCACACAAGCGGAATTGGTAAAGCCTTTGCAGAGTACCTGTATGATAGAGGTCATGAAATAGTTGGATTAAGCAAGCGGCATGGCAATAACATTAGAAACACTCCTAAAATTGTAGAACAGATAGTGGATTGTGATATGTTTATTAATAATGCACAAGCAGGTTTTTCTCAAACAGAATTATTTTTAGCTGTGGCAGACCAATGGTCCGAAAACCGAGATAAAATGATTTGGAATATCAGCACTGCAATGACACAGGATCAAGTTATCTTTAAGGTACCAGGATTGTCAACACGAGAACTTGTTGAATATAGAACACAGAAACGTGCATTAGAAGATGCTGTAAACAGTATGCGAGATGAATCAAAGTGCAGGATTGTTATTATTCGACCAGGCAGTGTTGCCACAGAAGATTATAAAACACCCGGTATTGATAGTGCCGATGTTGATGCTTGGTGTAAAGCAGTGTGCGATTTTTATATTGAGTGCAGAAAGAACAAATTGTATCCTTTAGAGATAAGTCTTGGGTTTAAGTCAGAGGCTCCAGAAATTTAATGAATCCTAAACGTGCATTAACCAATGGTGTTTTTTGTCCCATGCCATGGAAAGGTTTAATGTACAACTTTGACGGTAAAGTCAAAAATTGCATCCGTAGTGCTGGTGTTATTGGCGATTTAAAACACAACAACATACAAGATATATTACACGGCGATCAAAATCTACATACACAGCAATGTATGCTTACAGATAAGCCAGGCCCAGATTGTCATACATGTTACGATTTAGAACTCGGAAAGAAAAACTTTGATATTATCAGTGACAGGATATTTTATATTAGAGAACTTAAACATGAGTCATTCGACGATTATGAATACAACAATCACGATTTAAAAGCAATAGATATACGCTGGAGTAACCTTTGTAATTTTGCATGTGTATACTGTAGCAGTGAATTTAGTAGTAAATGGGCTAGCGAGATGAATCAGTTTTCTGCGCAACCAACCCAAGAACAACTTGACGATTTAAAAAATTACATTTTTGATAATGCAAAAAAACTAAAACATGTATATCTAGCCGGTGGCGAACCATTATTAATGAAACAAAACCAAGAGCTACTTGATATATTAAAAGATCGAAATCCTTTTGTAAATCTAAGAATCAATACCAATCTAAGCAAAACCAATACAAAAATATTCGAAACTATATGTGACTTTGAAAATGTCCATTGGACTATAAGTGTAGAAACCATGGATAAGCAGTTTGAGTATATAAGGTACGGAGGTAGCTGGGACGATTTCCTGCACAACCTCCAAACTGTAAAAAGTACAGGACATAAAATAAGTTTTAACATGTTATATTTTTTACTTAACTACGATACTTTATTTGACACAGTTGACTTTTTACAAGATATAGGCTATCATAATAATAGTTTTATTATTGGAGCATTACTAAGTCCACTTTACCTAAATATTAGACATTTACCAGATTCAGTGTTAGAATGTGTAAAAATAAAATTGCAAGAACGTATCGACCAAAAACCAGGATATCTTCTAGAAGAAAGTTATAAAAATTTACTAAACTATGTTAATCAACCATTTGAAAAAGACTTAACAAACAGTATAGATCGCATAAGAATGATGGATCAACGTAGAAATTTAGACAGTAGGCACACGTTTAAAAACGTATACAATATGGCAAATATTATTCACCGAGGAAACTAATATGGCAAAACCTTTTGATATCAGCAAGTTCCGCAAGGACATCACAAAAAGCATCGACGGACTCAGCATTGGGTTCAATGATCCAACTGACTGGATCAGTACAGGAAACTATGCTCTAAACTATCTTATTAGTGGCGACTTTGAAAAAGGTATTCCGTTAGGCAAAGTGACAGTGTTTGCAGGCGAGTCAGGCGCAGGCAAAAGTTACTTTGTATCTGGTAATATTGTAAAACATGCACAAGAGCAAGGCATATTTGTAGTATTGATCGACAGCGAAAACGCACTAGATGAAGCATGGTTACATGCATTGGGTGTTAGCACAGACGAAGACAAATTGCTTAAATTGAGTATGGCAATGATCGATGATGTTGCTAAAACTATTAGTGTATTCATGAGTGATTACAAAGCAATGGCAGATGAAGAACGTCCCAAGGTGTTGTTTGTTATTGACAGTTTAGGTATGCTACTAACACCAACAGATGTTGATCAGTTCGGTAAAGGCGATTTAAAAGGTGATATGGGTCGTAAACCTAAAGCACTTACAGCACTTGTTCGTAATTGTGTAAACATGTTTGGAGCACACAACGTAGGACTTGTTGCTACCAATCATACATATGCTAGTCAGGATATGTTTGATCCAGATGATAAGATTTCAGGCGGTCAAGGCTTTATCTATGCTAGTAGTATTGTCATTGCAATGAAGAAAATGAAGCTCAAAGAAGATGAAGCAGGTAACAAGATTTCGGATGTACGTGGTATTCGTGCAGGCTGTAAGGTTATGAAAACACGTTATGCTAAACCGTTTGAAGGAGTGCAAGTTAAGATTCCATATGAGACAGGTATGAATCCTTACTCAGGACTAGTGGACATGGCAGAGAAAAAAGGCCTGTTGGTTAAATCAGGTAATCGCTTGTTGTTTGAACCCAAAAACGGCGAACAAATTTTACAATTTCGCAAGGCTTGGGAAAGCAACGATGACGGTTGTTTGGACAAGCTAATGTTGAGCTTTAAACAAGTGGATGATGAGGTAAGTACAGACATCGACGAAACACTCGAAGAAACACCAGTACAACAAGAAGAGGAGTGATCAATGAGTATAGAGCTAGCTGTACAACTCTGGAAAGAAACACGTAACTTTATCCACGACAGCCACGACAAAAAAGAAGCCGCAGAAGCTGCTGTGTCTGTGTTAATGGAAAACTTTGATGCAGAAGAAATTCGTGACGCATTCAAATGGGATAAAAAAATTATCACCGCTGTAGCAGAATACGCAGGATTGGATGAAATTGATGCTGAT